ATATGCACATATAAGTGAAGCTGTTGGGGCTAAATCATTGAAACTGGATTCTAGTAGGGTCAATGTGGGATTCCCTGAACCAGTATACCAAAGAGATTCTTTACCTCTTAGATTCCTAACTTGGTTTGTACCAGATATATAATCTATCAAACTGGTTGTACCTATATATACTCTATTACCCTGGTTTGTAATATAGCTAATAATTTGTTCTTCTGTAGCGTGGTCACCTAAATCGCTAAAAGTAGCCTCGAATAGGAAATATATCTCATGAGTTTCTATCATGAAATAGAATGCAGTAAATAAGTCATTCTGAGTATCACCGTCCCACCGTATCATACCTATTCCAAAAGAATCTCCAAAGGTTTTAACAGTATTATTACCTGTCATCCATTGTAACTTCCTTAGAGCATCTACTAGAGTATCACCGTTTTGGATATAAGGGTCTTGGACATCACCATACCTAATGATATCTGACCAACTAGATATCATTAGGTCAGAAAGACTTCCACTGCCGCTTACCTCTTCCCAACCAGAACTGGTACTTACTTTACCAGATATATACACTTTATATCCACGGAATAAGGTTTTCTTGCCTTGTACCCATAGTAAATATTCTACTCGTCCTATAGTAGGCATTGAACCCGTGGCTATGGCTATACCATAATAATTACCAGAAGTTATACCTGTATTAGATGGTCCATTTACTACAGTAGCAGCATTAGCCACGAAGAACTTTACCTTAGTATTTTGAGTACCATCAGAAAAGGGGGCTGAATCATTAAAATCAGTTATTACTAAATTATTAGGGTCAGCCTTACCTTTGAAAAGGTTGGCTATCTTCTGCAAGGTAGTTTTCTGTGTGGCTGATATCTGAATTTGTTCGGTACCAGTGGGAGTTACGTCAGTAAACTGAGAACTACCTATTTCATGAAATTCTGCCATGATATTTATATTTATTGTTTACTTTCGTCTTGTATTCTGTTGCTTATATCCAGCTTTCTGGTCGTCATACATAGATACTATGTTGGAGAATGTGGCTACAATTAAACTATCAGTCATCTGAACTACAGTGAGATAAGCCTCAGCTTGTTGGGCAGTTGTTACTCCGGTAGTTGTAGTCCTAAATACCAAAGTCTTCCTTCTCTCTACTCCAGTAAGGTTTGTGTCTGAAGTTATCAGGGATTCAGAACTTCCTTCTATTCCGGTATAATCAATATAAAAATTATCTCCGGAGCCGTCATCCCATGGTATACTAACTTTTGCCATACTCTGATTATTAAATTAGGGATATAGAGGGGATATCCCACCCCTCTATACCAAAATCCCTTGGTCCTATGCCTTGGGAGTAACCGTAAAGGTAGTGTTGGTGTCCACCGTAACCTGTACTGCCGAACCATCCTGAGGAACATCGACTGAAGTCGGTGCAACTTCGATGAATGGGTCACCTGCAGTCTGATGGAGAGTAGCAGTTGCTTTCTGACCACCATTAGCTGTAGCAATAATCTGTTGCGTACGAGCTTCTATGGTTTCATTAGCTGCTGCAGTCAGAATTAAGCTAAAGTGGTACTGGGCTTTTGCACCTGGGTCGCCAGCGATTGCAACACCGCTTGTAGCTGCGGCCCCGTGGGCAATGAACTTGATTGCTGCAATATCGGCATCGATGATATCTCCAGCTCCTTTCGAGAAGGTAATCTTCTGAGAGTTGGACTTACCGGTTAAGGAAATAGTACCGCCTCCTTTATCTACTGCTGGGCTAGAGTTATCGAACTTGATGAACTCAGCTGCGGGAAGATGGTTTGCTACAAACTGTTTTTTCTCAGCAACACCAGTACCCTCTACTTCGAAAGTTGCAGTTTGAGCTACACGGTTACCTCTGTTGGCAGTTTCAGCTTTCACCTGAAGAGTAGTATCACCAGAACCAGATGATGGATTAACTACTATACCGTTCTGTTTTACTTCGGCCATTTTTTTTTTTATTTGGGTTTAACTTTGAATGTCGTATTAGTCTTTACGGTAGTTTCATCCTCATAGTTATTCATTTCGCTTAACTCAAGGATGTACTTAGTTAACTCTACGTACCTATCGATGTTCTCCATGTAGGAGAGTATCTTTTTAGTTTCTTCTGGAGTTTCTCTCTTCAGTACTACAAAAAAGAGCAAAGCTTCATCATGTGCCTGAGCAACCTGAGTATCACCAGTTGGTGAATAGACCTTTCCATTGATTACGAACTTATCCTGTACCCAGTCAAAGTTCCAATAACCTTCTTTGGTTAGATGTCCATTCTCTTCAAGTGACCTTTTAGTTACATATAATACAATATTTATACCGTCCAGTTCACCTGAAACAGTCTCTTTTAATGAAGGCCAAGTTCTTATGAAGTTGTACTGAATCAATCCGTCCAGAAAGTACGGTTCGTAGTTATCACCAGTATCTTCACCGTAAGACAGAATCTGGTCAAATCTCTTTAACCAGATTAGAGGTTGTTTACCTGCATCCACTTCAACAAAGTCATTTACAATGGCCTTGTATCGGTCCCATACTCCTTTTGTAATCCTTTTCCTCCGTGCCATACCCTATCTCTTTACAGGGAAGCCTGGGTCTGGGCCATCTAATGGTCCTGGCCTCCGGTGGTTGACTACTTTTGGAACTACTACCTTCTTCACTGTTCGGCAAATGGGTAGATAGATGGAAAGTCTTTCAGCAAGCATACACAGATTTTGTTTAAGTATATCAATAACTCCACCTGGTTGCATTGCTTTTATGACATTTGATGAGGTTTTAGATTCAGAGTCAGTATCGTTGAAGAATTCTACCTCAGTTGGACCTGTTTGTATTCGCTTAACCTCACCTGAACCCCGGCTTGACTCTGAAGACTCGGATTCAGATGTAGAGGATGAGTTACTCTCTTTAACTGATTCTGCAGTGGCACCAACCATCAATGAAATCTGCACTACCATATAATCATAGGCTGCCAATTCCATAATTAGCTGGTTTTCTAGAGCTTCGTAATACAACTCATTATTAAATTCCTCTATAGGTACTTCATGATTTACTAGCGGCTGAATATATAGCTGCCATTTTTCAATAAACTGTTGCTTCTCTTTAAGCGTAAGTTTACCGAAGATATCCTCAGGGATATAAGTGTCTATCAGCTCGTAGATACTGCCAGGCAACTGGGTCTTTACCTCTTCACTAACCCCAATAACCTGAGTCTTGGATAATGCAACTCCTCCGACGTTGTTAGTTATGGTCATCTTGACCACGTAGTCACCAGAAGCTTCATAAAGATGGGAAGCAGTTACCACACCAACGTGTGATTCTGTCTTCCCATCACCAAATACCCATGTTACTGTAAAGTCGTGGGGTAGTTCATCAGCGAATCCCCTAAACCTTGCATTGAGTCCAACTACGGTAGATAAAAAATCTACCTCTTTCATAGTTTACTCGTCGTCTTCGTCCTTCAGCTCATCGAGGATAGCATTTACCAAGTCAAGCTTGGTATCACCTTCCTCCGGCTCAATCTCCAAGGAGATAGCCAAAGCCTTCAACTCCTCGGTGTTGAACTGTTCTTTGATTTTCTCAGGAGCTTCCTCAGCTTCCACGAGTTCATCGAACTTCTTCCGAACTGCTTCCAGGTCAACCTCTTTCTTGGTAGCGGGTGTATTTGCCTTTACACCGCTAGCCTTTAACTCGTCGGCTTTTGCTTCCTGAAGGTAACCGTTAGCAAGAGCTGCTTTGATTACCCGGGAGTTGAACTGTTTTTCGGTTATCTCCACAACCTCGTTACGGAGAACCTTAATCTTGGAAGCCTGGTCGTAGAATATACTGGCTTTCGGATTAAGTTTTATGTACTTGGGACTTGCCATAGTTAAATTGATTAAAGGGAGCGGCATTACACCGCTCCCAGGTTTGAGTTGTGAGATTTACTCGATGATACCGGTCAGGTAGTTATCCACGTTCATGTAGTCGGGGAATCCGTTGGTAGAGAATTTCTTCGTCGCATCGATGAGGATAGAAGCATCCTGATACATCTTCGAGAAGCCCGTCGTCAGCGAAGCATAGATAGCCTCGGTCTGATTCGAAACGATACGTTCCGACTCCAGCATCAGCTGTTTTGCAGTCAGCTTTATCATAGCTGCTGCCGGGTCTACGAGCATTACCTCGTCTGCCGGAGTACCGCCATGGATATAGAAGTCTGCCGAGTTAGGAACCGGAGTCTTCAGGTTCAGACGGGCATCGGTAGTACCCGACGAACGCAGTTTGAACTCAGGGAGGTCGAGGAGGTCTAGGGCCTGTTCCTCGCCGCCGATGATGGTACGGAACTGACGACCCAAGCGAGATGCCCGAATCCATACCCGGAGAAGGTCACGATACTGGATGCCCTTTGTGGTATCTCCTACACCGATGACCGGAGCCGATTCCGAACCGTCCAGCTTGTTGCCCTTTACGAGGACATCCATGGCCAGAGCATCCATTGCATAACCCAGCTGAACACCGAAGTCACGAAGGAATATTGCCATTACGTCCATCGATACGTAGCTTCGTACCTCGTCGGTAACCTTGAAACCCTTGCCGATTTTGAAAAGGTTGACCGACTTCTGGCCGAAAGATACGGTACCCAGAGGAATGGTCTCAGCCTCGTTCACCCGTGCAGGGTTAGCGTCTGACATGTTGACGAGCGGCATGATTGCCGTCAGCCCATTGATAGGCTGGTCGGATGCGATGATGTTGGGATAGAATGGTGCTTCTCGCATTCCCAGATAGATTGCCTCACGGACAATCTCCGGAACGAGCCAACGAAGTTCGGGATTCGGCATGGAGTATATATTCTCCATCGTGTCGACTTTGGGATTGAACCCGACGGCTTTGAAATAATCCTCCTGGGTAATGCCATATTTCTCCTGGAGCATATCACCCAGATGAATGTCTACCGGGAGACTCTTGTTGCTTCCCTGTCGGAAGCCATCCATGTTCTTTACGATTTCGGGAAGCTCCTTTAAGTACTGGTCCCGAGTGAAAGTTTTTTCTGCCATGTTATAAATGTGTTTTTCTTNTTATTTTGCAAGGATTCGTACCAGTTCACCTGCCTCTGCCGTGTTTATAGCCAGGAAGGGAGTCTCGGCATTGGAAGCCGAGGGACTAAAGTTGGGATACGTGCCGCTGTCGTCGAGAGTACCGTCCGTCTGAACATAACCAGTAGTGGTTATCTCAGTCTTGGCGATACCATGGATAATGGTGTAGCCCTGGACCATTACCGTAACCTCTACTCCGGCTGCCGTAGGAGGATATGCGGGATATTGGCTGTAACCGATAGCGATACCGATGTACATTTCGCCCGATGCTCCGGTATACGGAGAAATGGTACCATCAGTGTTCAGCTTTACGGGCTGACCCTGAACTATGGTATCGCCTTTCTTTACCGGGAATGCCTGATGAAGCTTGTGCGATTCACTTTTGTAAATCACAGCCTGCGGGGTTCGGGAACCCACTTTGTGTAAGTCTGCCATAATTTAATTTGAGATTTAAGTTACTTTTCTGTTATTTCTTTTCTCCTCGAAGTTTCCGGTCGGCCAAAGCCTGGGCAACTGCCTGAGTAGACTTGTCTCCGTTCTTCGTCTCGTCTTCTACCTCTGGATTGATAGACGATGCCCGGCCCACGTCCTGAGAACCGCAATGATTGCAGTGCATCGGGAATTTGTCCTCCAGCTGTGCATCGTAGGTCTTACGCAGAGCACTGAGGGTCTCCATGGTAGTTCCTTCGTTCTCCAGGAGTGCCAAGATATTCTGGTCTACGTTCTCCTCGCCGGAAACTTTCTTGTAGGCAGCCACCGTTTCCTCACGGAAGGATTTGATATGACCGTCCCAGTTTTTCTTTGCTTCCTTGTAAGACTCTACGTCCTTCTCGAGATTTGCTTTCTCTTCCTTGAGAGTCTGAATCTCAGTGTCTTTGGAAGCCACGGCCTCAGTGAGGCTCTGATTCTGCTGTACCAGGTTTTTAATCTGGGTGAGAGCCAGCTCTGTCGAAACTTCCTGACCTTCAGAAAGGGTCAAAAGATTTTCACCAAAGAGGCTCGCCAGCACTTGCTGCAATTCTTTGTCCATGTTTGTTTTATTTGTTTGGTTATTGTGGTTACCCTTTTTGGCACCCTTTTCATTATTAGATTGGGTGGTATTGTACTTTATCTCTTTTTCAGAAAGAATCTTGAAGTCGAACATAGAGACCCTCTTTGCTGGGTCATTGGCCTCGGCAGCTTTTTCTTCGGAGAAGGAGTAGTACTGACTTCCCGCATAAGCAGGGCTGTTTAATTTGCCACTCTTAATAAGCTGAGCAAAGGGGTCTGCTCCATGCCATACTAAAGATGTCTCTTTGTAGGAAATGATTTTGGTAACAACCCTGCGAATCAATTCACCACTTTCAGTATACGTACCAAGTTTGGAATAGAACTCCCAGATATCCTCAAAGGAATGAGAAGGTTCCCATGCAAACTCTACGGTTACTGAATTGGAATGTATTGAAGGAGGGTCCATCTGAATACCACGAGCTATACGAGGATTGGAAAGCCCATCTATCTTCATGATACCATTGATACCAGCTGGGATAACTACCCCGGTCTTTTCATCTTGGTAAGCTTCCTGCCACTCTACAGACTTAACTGCTCCAATGGCATTAGCTACATCGGTTTCATGGTCGAGATTAACAGACTGGCCTACGAGGAGAGGCATAGATTCCTTCAGCACTGCTTCTGGAAACTCAGTGGGATTGTACTTCTTTGCCACTATTGCGGCAGAAAGCATTCGGAACATTGGCTCTATAAAGTCACTGTCCTTTGGCTTTAACATTTCTGAAGTTACTTCTGGCATGAACTGGTTGACATTCAAAGTGCCACCCCACATACCGAACCTTTCCAGTGACTTCTTAGGGTCTTCACTGAAGTTGACAGTACCCTTGTAGAAGTTTTCGGAGAGAGAGTGAGCATCAATAACTACTTCTGGTACATTAGATACCATCAAGCTATGAGCCGCACTTAACACCATTACATCAGTGTTCTGCTGAACATTTGTCATAATTTATCTTGGTTTACTGTCTTGGTCTTTTCTTTTGGGATTAGGATTTGCTTTATCCCTGGTCCTACGGTCTGACTTGTCTTTATCGTCTTCCCGTTTCTTTTTCTTCTTACCAGTATCTGAATCTCCCGTACCATCTGAATCATCCGAATCTACAGGAGTTCTTGGTTCTGGTTGGTCCGGAGTTTCATAACCCATATCACGAGCAAACTGATCCTGACTGATGATACCCTGATTATACAGGGTTACATTTACACGAGCCCGATATTCACGGGCCTGCTGTAACTTAATATCATCAGAAACAGTTGAAGTCCCGAACTTGATAGTTATTCCCTTATTATTGAACCCCGCCAGGCGCAATTCTAGAGAATAAAAAAACTCCAGTACAAAGATTACCAGGGTTTGGATATTCTTTAACTGGGATATCATCTTAGACAGCTGTATACCAGCTCCACCCTCGGTACCACTCTGTGATGCAGATACTCCAATGATAGAACCATTTACTCCGAGGCCGTTTGCTACGGATTGTTGATTCATATTCCAGGGAAGGTTTATATTCTGCATAGAAGCCGAAGTTGACCTCAGTTCGAATTCATGGTCATCTATGTAACCAACCACTACTCCATCTGACATACCACCAACTATATTGGTCTTCATCTTCCTGAGAGTACTTTCCAAACGAGCAGCATAGGCTTTTTCACTTTCTCCAGCAGTACGAGGAGGTTTAGCCATCTTAGCTTCAAGGAAACCAACCATACCCATTACCTCCATGATATGTTTGAAATTCTTTCGCATGGTATGCTGACCAGCGATAGAATCCAAAGCCGACATAAATGGAGGTACCCCATAGGGTTCATCGGTATCATTGTACATACCAACATAACAATAGGTCTCGGTATTCAATCGTATGAATGAATCCTTGAGACCATCTACCAAATGAGGATTCCTTTGGTATGGGTGATATACTCCATTGTTCTCTCTCTTAAACCTTATAGTTTCGGGTTTAATGAAGAGTATAGTTTCCAATCCTGTTAACTTCTTGTTTGGTACTCCTTCCACCGATATAGCACCACTAACAAGAAGCTGAACTATGAACTTGTTTACCAACCCATCTATTCCAGCTGTATACTTCGACCACCTCTTGGATACATTCCTCAAATGCTCCCTCATCTTGGTAGACTCCTCAGGAGTATTGTTTGGGAAGTCAATAGTATGACCTGTATTTGACAGCTTGAACATGTCCTGCAATGCAATGCTGACGTCCGGGTTTATCTTGTACAGGTCCCGAATGATAGGTATTAGTTCTGTTCTGAACGTTGGGGTAACTAAGTTCGTCATACCATTAAGAGTGGTAATGAGTTCAGAGTTCCCCACACCATCATCTGGTTGAGAAACTCTGCCCGGACTTATTGAACCCTTTCCCTCATCTTTGTTCTGAGATTCCACAGGCTTAGACCTGGTGAACCAACTGATAGGATTAAGTTTCATGTTATATTGAATGGTTTATGCTTACTGAGGAATTACTACAGTACCAGATGGACTGTGAGACCTGATATGATTAGTGATAGCTTTACCGAATATCGCATCATCAGAATATGTTTCACCTTCCAAATCCAGGTCCATAGAGGAGTTATTCATTCTATGCTTACCACGAGCAATAGGTCTTCCAGCACCGTCATAAATAAAGGTGTATGCTTCTTGTACAAAGAACGGGTCTTTTATAATTACGTTCTCTTCCCTGATATCCTTCTCTAAGTTCTCGATTATTACAGAACGGTTCTTGGTTGTGGTCAACCATCCCGGGAACTTATCTTCTTCTGGTCTATTCTTCCTCTTCTTACGTAAGAGCTTAGTATAGAAGTATAGATTAGGATATCCCTCATCTTGAAGTATGGTAGTTACCGTCATACCAACATCATTGGTCTCGGGAGCTAACTTAGCAAAATTGAACTTCTCTCCAACATCACCAAGGAGTCGGGCATACTTGTTCAGGGGTATTCTCCCCTTATATACTGCAGCCTCTTCCCCTTCTTTATCCATACAGGTGAAAGCAGAGTAGTCAGTACCTCTACCAGTAGCACAGTCACCACCGATAAAGTATTCTTTGTTTGGGTCTGGTTCGTTGAACTCTTTATATTGACCTTTGAGACGGATATTGATAACAGGGTAGTCAAATAAGCATTCCTCTATAGCTTTAATATCAGCTAAGTCGAATACTGTATTCCCAGATGATAGGAAGTCACCGTCTATCTCCTGAGCTGTTCTCTTGGGACCCAAAGCAGCAGACATCTCTTCATACCATTTCTCATCCCTATCAGGGTGCATCTGCCAATATAATCGTATAGGGTTAAACGGATTACCCCCAGATATAGCATCTACCCAAGTACTATGGAAGAAGTTCCCTACACCATAAGGGGTGTTATGAGACACGTAGTCTTCATTAATGAGGTAAGATTCATCGTGTTCAACGCAAATATCGTAAATGGTATCGTAATACTTTCTAACTACTTTAAGCTTAGAAAGGTAGATACTTGTACACCTTTTACCAGATACAATGCGTTGAATATAAGACTTATTCAGTTTAACCTCAAACTTATTCTCAATCTCCTGAGATATCTTCTCCAACACTCCATAGTAGTAACCAAGTTCCTGATAACGGTATCTTATGTAAGCCACCACTCTTAAGTCGTAGTTGAATCCCCCTTTTAGTTTAGACCCAAGCTTCATTCCATAAGAATGTTTCGCAGCTTTTTGACTGTTCTCAGCTACTGTAACTATCTGAAGATTGGTTACATAGTTGTCTGAAGGATTGTTGTTAATGTGGTCAACTACATATCCTTCTGGAATTTCTCCTAAGAATACTTTAGCCACCAGATTGTGGACACATATCTTTTTCTTTTGACCCTTATTCCACAACCTTATATTTAGGTATCTCTCCCTATTATTACAAGGTCTTGGTAACTTCTCTACCCTCGTCCCATTCTTTACAATGAAGATTCTTCCCCAGTTGGAGACTTCATAGTTTGGATAACCAGGTATGGGTTTGCATATCTCTTTCTTGGGTTTTACGGTTACTGGATTCTGCTCCAGACCGCTTATACCAGTATGATAGAAGATAGCAGGTATATCTCGTTTGATTATCTCTGAAACAGGTAACCAACCTTCAAGAGTATACAACTTATGTTTTGGAGTACATTTAATAACCCTACCTTGTTCATTGTGAACTTCCCAAGTTTTCAGTACACCCTTATTTA